CAGAGGTTCTAACCAGTTGGGGCATGTCACGAATGAAAGAGCAGCAGCGACCAAAATCAAGTCGACCTGCAGCTCATTCTCACGGCCTTCAGCGAACATGCGTGCGTTCAACACGAACTGCAGACTCGACACTTTGCGAGCCACAAAGTTTGCCCAGGCCCCAAACCCAAAAGGCCGGCGATAATGCACGTACAAGATGTACAGCCAATGGCGGACCATCAATTCGGACGGGTTGGCCTGACTAAGGCCCACACCCATGTCCGAGACACTCAGCCACCGATACGGAGTGCGCTTACTCAGCTGCAAGAGATGAGCGAGTGAAAACACGGAGTTGCTTTGAGCAAGCAAATCGGCAACCCATAGCAAACGTGGCTTAAGCCACATCTGCAATGCTCTGCCATAGCCGTAGTTGAAAATAACAGGATTGACCAGGTCAGGCACCATAGATAAAGACCCCAACAATGAGTCCACTATGGATACATGGCCGATCTGCACGTATGCTCCAGTATTTTCAAATTCTTCGACACTTTCGCTGAACTCCCTCCATGGCTGTGTCTGCCGGCTTGGCGAGTACCACTGGCGCATAATGGATGCATAAGAAGGAATGGACAACTTATTATTGGCCATCACCTTGCTCAACACCTGAGAAGATCTCAGTACATCCACTATGCCCTGATACACGTCACGGTGGTGAGCACACAAAGTCAAATACGACAACAGCCGCTGGACGCGGTATGTCGGCTGTAGGGACTTGACGGTGGCAGTCAACTTGCCCACCAGCCGTTTCTTGTCATGCCACACCAGGAAGTGCACGTCCTTAATACCCAATGCACGCATGTCTGACATATCAGCATGAGTAGCCGGGGCGGCGTGCTTGTGCAAGAAACTGACATCATACAATTTCTTGACTTCCATGTTGTTGGTCAAACCATAAGTGGACATAGTCTTGCGGATATTCCGTGGCGTCCAGACCGGTGGCCTGAACTGCAGGATTGACAGAAAATGGTCATCGCCATAGCAAGACAGTTCATTATAATGCAAGAACTCACGGGCTGACAGACCTGTGAGATCTTTCCATGCCATCATATAAGCCACGACCAAGGCCAAGCTATTATCCATTGACGTGGATGAATGGCCAGTCGTGAGGCCAGTGCCCTTGCGATATATGTTGCCAGTAGACGTCATGTTCAAAGACTGGCGGAGCACCTGATCATAATTGACGTCAATCAAGTCGCTAATAGCAAGCCTGTCCTTGTGTGTCTCGAAGCCCCTCTTACGGACCTCTTTAACACAGTGAGTAATTGGCCCCCCAATGGTGGAGTCGAACTGCTTGCAATCTGCTTCCACATGTATTTGGCAACGAGCATGCCTTTTCCATATGTCGGTCAAATGATACCCATTCAACGGCATGCCCACCTTGATAGGGGTGCTGTCCCACGCAAAACGATGGTTGGGCCCATAGTTAAAC